TTTGTTCTATATGTTAAAATATCTCCAGTTTCTAATCCATGATTTTCAAAATAAAGAGATTTGGTAGGAATAAAAATTTCTGATATTCCTGCTCCAGGATTAGCAAATACTAAGGTAGATCCTATACCAACTCCAGTAAGAGTTCCTAATCCAACAGATTCTTTAGGATTAAAATATAATTCTTTATTTAATTTAAAATTATTATTTTTTTGATTTTCAATAATTTGAAAAGAAAAGGATCTTGGTTTTTGTGATATTAAAGAAGTTGCTGTATGAGCAGATCCTATGGTAGAATCATAATTTCTTAAAACTCTAATTCTAGATGAAAGTTCGTCAACATTTAACACCTTCACTTTTTCAGTACCAATACCTAAGATATCATTTTCTCTAATTAATGAAGAATCTACTTCTTCGTTAATATTGAAGAATGTAACAATACCAGTAGATGTAGTAGCATTTACTTCATTATACAATCTAAATGTATCTGTAAATACCCCTACAGTTCTTATTGCATTATTTAATAACTTATTTGTACTTAATCCAGAAATTGTAACTGATTCTGTATGAAATAAATTATGAGGAACAGTAGTATAACCAGCAATTACATTTTCATCAGAAATAGGAGAAAATTCAACATCATTAAAATTAGTATTAGCAATACTTACACTATATACATCTTTTCCTTTAAGTTGTGATACTAGAGCATTAGCCTCCAATCCACCAGTTCCTTTATTATCAAATATAATCCTATCTCCCACTTGATAATCAATTCCACCAGTTTCAATACCTACTGCATTCAAATGTCCACTTTCAACTGAAATAATTTTAGTTTTAGATTTGTTAGGTGGACTAAAAATAAAATCATAATTGGTATTTCCAAAATCAAAATTATAAGGAAAAGTATTTCTGACTAAATCCGTTTTATTAAAATCTATATTATCTTGATTTGATTTTTCATTAAAATTATAATCAATAGGTTTAGAATTAAAAGAGTTTCCTATAAAATAAGGGAACTGAGGTCTATTATTATTTTTAAAAGATCCTTCAGAATCAGTTTGTGAATTAATAGTAGAAAAATATGCATAAGTTCCTTTTGGAAATTCTGGAGTCTTACAGAATCTTCCATTATGTTCATCTAAATCATAATCATCACTATAAGTAAAATCCTCTACAAAATATCCTTGAGGGAAAATAGATTCTCCATTGGAATTTTTTGGATTGGGTCTATCTGTTGCTATACCACTAACATATCCAGATTTAAGAATTTTAATATCCCCTCCAGTAGGAGTAGAATATCCAGAAGGACCATAAATGGGATGTCCATCATAAGCCCATCCAATGATAGGAGAATGATCTTCTGATTTTTCTTCTATACCCTTATCATATACCAAATCAGGAATAAGAACTGGTTTCTCATCTATAACTTTTCTTCTATAAGTACTTTGTCTTAATTTTCTAGGTGCATATAGATGATTATATTGCAATCCATAATTACCATCAGAAACAACTCCATCATCTAATGTTATTTTATCTTCTTGATATAATTGTTCAAATTTATTAATAGTCCATACTTTAGGTGCTGAATATAAACTACACTCAGATCCAGCAGCAGTAGTTGATAAAACAGTATCTGAGGAAGTATATCCTATACCACTATGAACAACTTTAACTGATGTTATTTGTCCACCTTCAATTATAGGAATCACAACACTTCCTTGACCAGATCCAGAAATCTTTAAATTTGGAGGAGAATTATACCCACTTCCAGAGTTTAAAACTACTACATCTGTTATTTTTCCATTTTCTACAACAGGATGCAATTGAGCATCCTTTCCTTTATTAAAGGTAAATGAAAGTTGCTTATTATAATTAATAATATCAGATGATCCATATCCAATTCCTCCATCTGCAATATATACAGATTTTATAGATCCTCTTACTATAGGTCTTAATGATGCATTAAAATCTTGTCCAGATAAAGTAGAAACTCCAATATTTCCAGTTATTGATACTTCTATTGGTGGATAGTTAAATTCATGAATACCAGATCCAGAAGAAACAAAATCAACATATTTTTGACTTCTTAAATAGAAATCTTTTGCAGTAGATCCTACACCTACAGCAGATAATCTAAATGAATCATCATCTACCTTTTTGACGTAATAATTAGTTAAAGTAGAAAGACCTACTATAGGAGTTGATTTAGCATCATATCTGATTAGGTCTCCAGTATGATATCCATGATTATCAATGGATATAATATTAAGAGATGTGCTAATTCCAGTACTAGTAGAAGTTAATTTATTCTTATATCCAATACCAGAACTAGCAATACTTACAGAACTAACAATTCTCTTTTTCTCATTGCATTTTAATAAATGAGTACCCACTCCATAGTCTGTAAGATTAATAGATGAAATACCAGCAATTGCATCATCAAAACTAGTATGTAAAGATACAGTTGTTGAATTTTTAACAGCGCAATAATAGGGAGAGAAAGTAGTTAATCCAGCAACAGCAGTTTGTCCCTCAGGATCATAAGTTATAAGTTCACCATCTCTAAATTTATGATAAGTACTAAAAGCTATAGTATTATTAGTTAAATCTACCAATCCTGCAGATTCTATAGAATTAAACTTTGCAGAATGATCTACCAAAGTTAAATTAGGTATGGCAATACATCCAGACCCATTTCCGCCAGAAATTTTAATAGTAGGTTGAGATAGATAATCAAACCCTCCATCAAGAACCTGTATTTCATCTACATTACCTTCAACTTCACAATAAGCAGATAATCCACTTCCAACTGTAGATGTTGCTGTTAGAATGGGAGGATTAATAACATCATAGCCACTACCTTCAACAAGAACATCAATTTGTTTTATAGATCCGTAATAAATTATATCTTTTGATTTATAATTAAGTATTTCAACACCATTAACCAAAATACCTGTTTTGCCTGGTTCTGTTTTAATTTTATTTTCAGAAGTTATTGAAAATGGTAATTTTCTTACTAATTTTTGTGATTCAATTGTTTTTGATGAAAAATCAAATAATTCTAAAACATTATTTTCTATTGTTCCAGAAAAAGATACATAATTATCATTAGAAATATCTGCAAGACTATGAGAAATTTTTATAGTATTATTATCTACCTTTCTAATATAATATGACTTTTCTGTTATATCTAATTTATTACTTTCACTAACTCCACTATAAACTACATGATCTCCTGTAATAAATCCATGATTTGCTATTATTAATTGAGTATCTTCGTCATATGATCCAGAAAATAAAATTTTATTACTTGGAACATCTAAAAACTCATTAAAATAAGTTGGAATAGATGGAGAAGTAATGTAAACTACCCCATTAGAATCCTTATATGCATTTTGAACATTTGTACTATAATTACTAGATTCTGGATAATTTATTAATTTTGCTTTAGATAATAATTTCTGAAGTGTATATGATCTTCCTGTTACTAAATTTCCAGCACTCTTTATGGTTACTTCTTTATGATTATTAATAACAGTAACTTCTGCTTCTGTTTGATTAATTAAAACTCTATCTCCCAAATTTAAAGAATGAGGATCAAATAAAGTTATTTTGTAACTTTCATTGGCTGTATCTGCAATTTCAAAACTTGCTACATTATAAGTAGGACAAATATTATAAAATAACTTAGATGCTTGTAATGTTTTTACATTTTTTCCAAGATTACCAGATTCTATAATATCTCCTTCCTTTATACCATAAGTTAAAGGCAAATTTAAATCTAAATCTGATAATACTCCTGTTACTCTAACTTTAACTACATTAGCAGTTCCAACGCCAGAATATCCATAAGCAAATGCATCCATTCTAACATTTTGCTTAGAAGGGATAACTTGATCTATTCCAGAACATCCAAAAAATTGATTTAGAGTTTTTGAAGTATATTTAATAGTAGAACTAGTTCCATTATCATAATCTACCTTTAAAACACCAGTAGCACCAAAACCAACAGTAGAATCTACGCTAATTACAGTAGATCCAATAGATACTGATTCTACGCACTTTGTAAGTGGATGAATTGTAAAATCTGAAGGATCTGATTTATTAAACTTATCATAATCTAAACTTAATCTATGATAAACTTTATCTTCTATAATTTTTTCTACGTCACTAATAGCACCAACAGCTTTAGGAATTCCATCTACATTATCTTGGAATAAATTCCTATTAATCAAATCTTCTGGATTTCCTTCAATAGATTCTACAACAATCTGCTTAGAAACCCTATAATCTGAAGAAGATGGAATAAAGAGATAATCTCTAGGTTTAATGACATCTACATCTTTTCCATAGAGCGCACGAAACAAAATTTCAAAAGATCTATTAGTTCCTTTAGAAGAATAAAAATCTTTTGATTGTTTTACAAATAATCTTTTATCAATACCTGTAGATAAGGTTCTTTCTTCAAATCCAGGAGTAATTTGTCTTTTAACCTTCTTAAAAAATTCTTGTAAAAAACGTATGCTTAAATTATTTACTGTAGACCCTGAAGCATGAGTAGATATTCCAGATTGAGAAAAAACCAGTTCATCTGGTTTATTAGGACTTCTATATGATGTAATTCCACTAAATCCGCGTGAGCATCCAGTAAAGGAATTAGGTGTAATTCCAGTATATGTAATAATCTCAGAATCTATCTCAATTAGACCATAAGAATCAGGAAACCCTGTAGTAGAGTCTACTGTTATTGTATTATCTGCAATTCCAACATTACTAGAAAGAGATGTAGAATCTACAAGGTTAGTTAACTCATCAACTTTAATATATTGATCTAAATTCTGAATAAGGTCTAATGTAGAACCTTGACTTTCTAAAGCAGTATAATATTGAGATAAAAAATCTTCAGCAAGAGGAAAATCCGCTCTTACAAAATCTGGCAGTTGATTTTTAACAACTGAACTAATTTTAACTCTTTTATTCATTGGGATTTTGCTTTTTAATTAATATGTTGACGAAGATCCTAAAGTATAGGTATCTGCAGCTCTTAAATTTGATGTAGTAGCAGAAGAAGTTGTTAATCTTGCTATATCAGAACCTTTATAACTTGAAGTTCCAACATATAGTGTCCCTGAACTATTGTTTCCAGAGTCAATGTTATCAGATACCATATCTATGGTACTAGCACTAATATCTAGTTGCAAATACAAATCCTGCAATCCAATAACATCATTAGATATAGGACATGCAGATACTTCTATCATTGGAATGCCCTGAACATGTTTAGATGTCGACATAATATTTATTGGAGAAAGCATAATCTCTCCTTTATCATAATCAATAGTTCCTACAGAAGGAGAAACTATGGTAGCACTATTAATGCCAGATAAAGTGAATAAAAATAAAGTTCCAGTGTATCCACCAGGTATAGGGGTATCTCCTAGATAAACAGTATCTGATATACCAAATATATTAAATCCAGAAGACCTAATATTATAACTTTGATTACCTTTTTTATAAAAAGGATTTCCAAAACATAACTCATACTCTGCTGTCTGATTCAGCATAGCCCTCATATCTCTTCTTATCTGAACCTTAGTAATATTTGACGTAACTGCTTCACTACTATTATCTACAACACTTTGAAACTTACTATATTTGAATTTTGCTCCATATTTGTTCATTTCTGTTGAATCTGCATACTTATTAATGTTATCGCTAATAACACTCTTTAAAGATTCAGCACTTGAAGTTAAATTTGCATTATAATAAGCATTAATATCAACTTCCACATACAAATACTTAAGATCTTGTATTTCACATATAATTCCAGCAACACTATACTTACGTAATTGAGTTTTTAGGTTATTTTTGATAGAATTTGGTACAAATGGACCATATTTTGGTTTTATGGTCACAAAAACTTTCCCAAATTGAGGTGGATTCAATTCTTCACCTCCAAAAACAGAAACTGACTCAGTTTCTGGGTAAATTTGAGGAATTATTGCTTCAAAATCAGCTGATGTGACTGCTCTGTTTTGTGTAGAGTACTTTTTAGGTGCATAATTCTTAATAGAGTCAATAGATTCAATATCTTTACCTCCTAAAGCCTCAGAATCTGTACTAATAATAGAAATTCCACTATTTACTAATCCATTATTGTTATCTACAATTCTTCCATTAAAACTAAAGGAAGAAACTCCATTTGCAGCAGCACCATTTGTAGCAATATAGGAAACGTCAATATAATTCAGTGCATTTAACTTTTCGCCAAAGACTCCATCACCAAAAAGTAACTCATATCTTTGATCTTCCACTTCTTGAATAAAATATACCCTAGAAGTAGAGGTAATATCTATTAAAGTGTCAGAAAATACATATTTTCTTGAAGTTGTACTTGCTTCAGTGTCTCTTACTGTTACTTGAATGGTAGAAGTATCAATATTTGGGTTCTCTAAAATATATTTTGATGGTGGAGCAGGGTTTAAAGCAGAAACTGTGAAATTTGAGGTCAAAAATGTACCTTCATGAATCTCTACACCAGAAAAAGTAGCAATTCCATTCACAACAGGCACTGTAACATCACTTGGAACAGCAAAAGCATAACTTTCTGACCCAAATACTGATGCAGAAGTGGCAACAATGCCTTTTTTAAGGGTTAAGGTGACTGGTTTAGTGGTAAATCCAGTTGTATCTACTAAAAAACTAACAATTGCCTTAGCAGCAGTCTTTGATCTAGGTGTATAACCAATATTTCTTGCTAAAGATACTACATTTTCCCTTAAAGTTGCACTATCAATGAAAATCTCATTGCTAACCATGTTAGCGTTATAAGAAGATATGTAAGTATTGTATGCTAATAGGTCTATAATAGTAGAAAGATTGGATCCTTCAAAATCATAGTCAGTAAAATTAGAATTTGCCTTCAAATATTGCCTAAGAGAAGACTTTATTTGGTCAAAATCTAAATCTGTGAAATTTACTAGTGCCATTTTATCTAGTTGCCTGTAGTGCAAATGTTAATTGTTGTGGAAGTGCATCAATTCCCACTATCGTATAACTAATAGTCACATCAAAAGCATTATTATCGTAATTTGGAACAGCTTTAACACTGATTAATCTTACTCTTGGTTCATAATTACGTATAGTTTGTTCAATTTCATCGCTAATTGAAGCTGCGGAAATGTCATCTAGGTTATCAAACAGTGATTGACTCACTTTAGAACCTAAATCTGGGTTAAAAAACCTTTCACCAGGATATGTTAGT